AAAAAGAATAGGAGACATAAAATTAGGAGATAGTGTCATTGGATCTAACGGTAAACCAATAAAAGTATTAGGTGTTTACCCTCAAGGAAAAAAAGAATTATATAGAATTACATTTGATGATAATTCTAGTATATTAGTATGTAAAGAACATTTGTGGGCAGTTCAATCTAATGGTGGTGAGAAAAAAGATTATCATGTTTTATCAGTTGATGATTTTTTAAATGAAGAAAAAATATTAGAGTTCAATGGAATAGGTAGAAATAAAGATAAAATATATAAAACAAAAACTTATTATAAAAATAATAAGGGTTATTTAAAGTGGAGAATACCTATTACAAAACCTATTGAATTTAAAAATCAAAATGTTCCTTTAGATCCTTATTTTTTAGGTTTACTTTTAGGAGATGGTGGATTATCTACAAGATCAACAATTTTTACTACTTCAGATAAAGAATTATTGGAGTATATTGAAAAAATTTTACCGGAAGATATTTTTTTAAAAAGAAAAGATAAGTATTCATATGGTATTAGTTCAAGTACTAATAGAAATTTAATTAGTAAAATAATAACAGATTTAGGTTTACGTTATAAAACAAGTATAGATAAATTTATTCCAGATATATATAAAATATCAAGTATAGATGATAGATTAAGTTTATTACAAGGATTAATGGATACAGATGGATATTGTGGAAATCATGGTTCCGAATATTATTCTATTTCTAAAAGGTTATCTGAAGATGTTGTTGAAATTGTAAGATCTTTAGGTGGTATTGCAAAAATTAGAAAAAAGAATACTAAAGAAGGAGTGGGATATGTATATGTTGTAAGAGTACTTTTACCAGAAAACATGTGTCCTTTTAAACTTACTAGAAAAAAGGATTTATATTACAGTCCTAAAAAATTTAGTCGGTATATAAAAAATATACAATTTGAAAGAATAGATAATGCTGTTTGTATTTCTGTAGATTCTGATGACCATTTATATGTAACAGAAAATGCTATTGTTACACATAATACTACGACCAGTGATTCATTGTGTAGTATATTTATATATAAGACTGCTACTGAAGTAACAAAGGATGATGGTCAAGACATTAAAGTAGAAATCGAACAAGATGGTATTGTTGCATCCTGGTGTGGTAGATTTGATGATATAAAGAAAACACATGAAAGATTAGAATTATTAATTGAATGGTATAATGCATGGACTATTGTAGAAAATAACGTATCTTTATTTATTCAATACATGATGTCTAAAAAGAAACAGAGGTATTTAGTGACTAAGGATCAAATGTTGTTTCTTAAAGATCTTGGTTCTAATAGATCTGTACATCAAGAATACGGATGGAGAAATACTGGACATTTGTTTAGAACACATTTAATATCTTATGCTATTGAATATTTAAGAGATGAAATAGATCAAATTACTGATGAGAATGGCAAAGTATTTAAAACTACATATGGAGTCACTAGAATACCAGATCCTATGTTGTTAAAGGAAATGTTAGCATATCATCCAGGTTTAAACGTTGACCGTTTAGTAGCATTTTCAGCATTAATTGCTTTTGCTTCTGTACAACAAGCTAATAGAGGATATACAAAAAGAAGAGAGCAAAGTAATAATTCTTTGGAAAATACAGCAAATTTGTATAAATTTAAAGTGAGCCCTTTTAGACATATAGGAGGTAAGAGTAATCATTCATCTATGTCAAAACCTAAAAGAGCTTTTAAAAATTTTAGATAATGTATTACTACATAACTACAACTGATATTAACGTATTGAGTATTAATTACTTATACTATGAATATGAATCTAATAAAGAAGTTTATGAGTTAAACTCAGAAGATTTATTAGATAACCCAAACACTAATATAACATACTATGCAGGTATTTAATGCTTTACAAATAAAAGGCGGAGCTAAAATAGAACGTAATAAGATGGGTACTCTTACCCAACCAGTACAGTTTTTACCTAAATCAGAAAAGACAGATGAATGGACAGCCTGGAATCTTGACTGGTTGGAATGGCAAGGAATGAAACAAATTAGACGTAATGCTAGACGTTTATTAAAAAACTACAAACTTGCTAAGGGTATTATAGATCGTAGTGATTACATAGTAGAAGATGATCCAGAATATGCTGATTTGATTGATGTTCTTACTAAAGAAGATTCATCAGCATTAGAATTAAAGTTTTATCCTATTATTCCTAATGTAATTAATGTATTAGTATCTGAGTTTGCTAAGAGAAATACTACAGTTACATTTAGAACAACAGATGATATATCTTATAATGAATTACTAGAAGAGAAACGTGCTATGGTAGAAGCAAAACTTATATCAGATGCGTAGCAGAAACTAGTAATGAAAATGATTGAGATGGGGGCTGATATGGAAGATCCAGAAATTCAGCAAGCATTAGCTCCTGACAGTTTAAAATCTTTACCTGAAATTGAAGGATTCTTTAAGAAGGATTACAGATCTATGCTTGAAGAGTGGGCTGAACATCAAATGCGTGTAGATTATGAACGTTTTAAGATGGATGAACTTGAAGAAAGAGCATTCCGTGATATGCTTATTACAGATAGAGAGTTTTGGCATTTTAAAATGAATGATGATGACTATGAAGTTGAATTGTGGAATCCTTTGATTACATTCTATCATAAGTCTCCAGATGTACGCTATGTATCACAAGGTAACTGGGTAGGTAAGATAGATATGATGACTGTTGCAGATATCATTGATAAATACGGATATTTGATGACAGAAGAGCAAATGCGTTCTATGGAAGCTATTTATCCTACAAGAGCAGCAGGATATCCAATTGGCGGTCAACAAAATGATGGTAGTTACTATGATGGTACTAAATCACATGAATGGAATACGGGTCAACCTGGATTAGCATATAGACAATTTACATCATTAAATGATGGACCACTAGCAGGTGGAGATATTGTAAACTGGATTCTTTCTGAATCAGAAGATTACTTTGATTATAAAAATACTGATATGTTAAGAGTTGCCAATATTTATTGGAAATCTCAAAGAAAGGTTGGACACTTAACAAGAATAGATGAAAATGGTGATGTTATTCAGGATGTAGTAGATGAGATGTATAAGGTAACCCTTAAACCTATCTATGATACTACAGTATTTAAGAATAAGACAAAAGAGAATCTAATTGCTGGTGAGCATATAGATTGGATTTGGATTAATGAAGTATGGGGTGGTGTAAAGATTGGACCTAACTATCCGGCTTATTGGGGTATGAATAACTATTCTCCTGATGGTGTTAATCCAATATATTTAGGAATAAATAAACAAAAACCTGGACGTGTACCATTCCAATTTAAAGGTGATGCTACACTTTATGGTTGCAAGTTACCCGTAGAAGGTTCTGTATTCTCTGATAGAAACACAAGATCTACATCACTAGTAGATTTAATGAAACCTTTTCAGATTGGATATAATATTGTAAATAATCAAATTGCTGATATTCTTGTAGATGAGTTAGGTACAGTAATTATGCTTGACCAGAACGCTTTACCAAGACACTCTTTAGGAGAGGATTGGGGTAAGAATAACTTAGCTAAAGCATATGTTGCAATGAAAGATTTTCAGATGTTGCCTTTAGATACATCTATTACTAACACTGAAAATGCACTTAATTTCCAGCATTACCAAGTACTTAACTTAGAGCAAACCCAAAGGTTATTATCTAGAATACAGTTATCTAATTACTTTAAGCAACAGGCTTATGAAGTAATTGGTATTACTCCTCAACGTATGGGTCAGCAGGTTGAGCAAACAACAGCAACTGGGTTACGTATTGCTACAGCTAATTCATATGCACAGACAGAAGTATATTTTATGAATCACTGTGATTATTTAATGCCTAGAGTGCATCAAATGAGAACAGACCTGGCTCAGTACTATCATAGTACTAAACCATCTGTAAGATTGCAATATGTTACTTCTGCTGATGAAAAAGTAAACTTTGAAATTGAAGGATCTAGTTTCTTACTAAGAGACTTTAATATTTTTGCTACAACTAAAGCTAACCATAGAGCAGTATTAGAGCAGTTAAAACAACTTGCTATTTCTAATAACACAACTGGTGCTAGTATATATGATTTAGGTAATATTATTAAAGCTGAATCAATTTCTGAAGTATCTCATATCTTAAAAGCAAATGAAGAAAAACAAATGCAGCAAAGACAAGAAGAGATGCAGCAACAACAGGAAATGCAGCAACAAGCTCTTCAAGCTAAACAGCAAGAAGAGATGATGAAGATGCAATTTGAGCAAGATGAAAATGCTAAAGATAGACAAGCTGATCTTTTAATTGCACAGATAAGAGCAGCTGGTTATGGTTCTACTGAAGATATAAACCAAAATCAAATATCTGATTATCAAGATGCTTTAAAAGAAATTCGTAAATCTGATGAATTTCAACAGCAGATGGCTATTAAAAAAGAATCTAATGCTATTAAACAAGCTCAAGGACAAGATCTTTTAAACCTTAAAAGAGAAGAGCTTGCTACTAGAAGAGAGATTGCAAATAAACAATTAGAGATAGCCCGCACTAATAAGAATAAATATGATAAACCTAGTAATAATAAGGGTGGACAATAATTAGCCATATAGTGATAAAATTTGCAGTATTTAATAAAAATATTTTAAGTTTATAAATTTCTAATTATTATATTCTTAATGTAAGACCAACAAAACCAAAACCAATATTATATATGAGTGACAATTTAAACCAACAAACCCAAGTATCTCAAGTAGATATCAATCTAGATGAGATATTTGGTGGGACTCCTGGAGCTGAAAGTGTAATGCTTCCAGATTCAGGAGAAACTGAAAAACCAAAAAAGTCAATTTTCTCTGGAACACCAGAAATGGATTTAGGGTTTATTGATGAAAAGATTGACAATTCTTCTGAAGAAGAAAAACTAGATGTAGCAAAAACAGTAGAAGAAATTACTGCTATGCCTGGTGAAGAAGATGAAGAAGAAGAGGACAAATCTACTAAGGGTAGACCAAAAGTAGATAAGAGTGGAATGGTAGAAGTATTTTCTAAGTTAATTGAAGAAGATTTCCTTATACCATTTGATGATGACAAAGACATGTCTGAGTACACTCTTAAAGATTGGGAAGAGCTACTTAAAGCTAACTTTGAAGAAAGAGAGCGTAAAGTAAAAGAGCAAACCCCAAAAGAGTTCTTTGAAGCATTACCTGATGAACTTCAATATGCTGCAGAATATGTAGCAAATGGAGGTCAAGACTTAAAAGGTTTGTTTAGTGCACTTGCTGTATCTGAAGAAATCCGTGGTTTAGATCCTACTGATGAAATGGATCAAGAACAAATTGTTAGAACTTATTTAAGAGCTACCAATTTTGGAGATGAGAATGACATCAGTGAAGAGATTGAAACATGGAAAGACCTTGGTAAACTTGAGCAACAAGCTAACAAGTTTAAACCAAAGTTGGATAAGATGCAACAACAAGTTGTTGAAAGAAAGCTTGCAGAACAAGAGCAACTTAAAATGCAACAACAACATGCAGCTGAACAATATATGGATAGTGTATATAAAGCTCTTGAACCAGGAGAAATTAATGGGATTAAGTTAGATAAAAAGACTCAATCTCAACTTTACTCTGGTTTGATTCAGCCTGTATATCCATCTATCTCTGGTAAGAATACAAACCTACTTGGACATTTATTGGAAAAGTATCAGTTTGTTGAACCAAATCACGGTCTTATTGCTGAAGCACTTTGGTTACTTTCAGATCCAGAGGGTTACAAAACTAAGATCATGTCAATTGGTAAGAATAAAACAGTTGAGAATACTGTTAGACAGTTAAAGACTGAACAATCTAACAGAATTGCATCTACTGTAGCAGAGGAGAAAGAAGAAAAATCTTCTCGTAAGTTACCAAGGCAAAGAAACATTTTTTCAAGATAAAACACACAATTTAATTAATAAATATTATGACTCCAAGTTTAAACAACGGTATTTTCTTGCGTGATACTAGCTACAAAGCTAGCTCACACATTGATTCATACCATTTAGTTAACATGCTCAAGAGTGCAGAACCTATGGATATGGGTCCTGTAGATTTATGGGCTATGACACAAAAGGTAGAAATGCCTTTGTATCAATTTTCTAGTTTTGGTGGTAAAAACGTTATTAACGTAGACAACCACAGAGGTGAGTACAAGTGGCAAGTGCCCGTAGCTCAAGATCTTCCTTACATCATTGAAGATATTGAAAGTGGTAACTTGACTAAAGGTGTTGATGGTACAACTTTTAAAATTAAGTTGAACAAGCGTACCTTTGGACATGGTGACATCATTACTTATGATAAGTACAATGGTGTTGAAATGTACATCACAGCTGATGATATTGTTCCTACTGGTGATGGATTTATCTACACTGTACAGTTGGTAAACAATGATAATGCTAAATATTTGGAAAACAAATACTTGGCATCTGGTACCAAAATCTTCCGTAAAGGTTCTGCTCGTGGTGAGTATGGTGAGCGTTTCTCTGATATTGGAGAGTATGCTGCGGGTTTCCGTGAGTTCTACAACTTTGTAGGTGGAGCTGAAGCACACGTACATTACTCAGTATCTAGCCGTGCTGATTTAATGTTAAAAGGTGGAATGAATGCAGATGGTACAGTTCCTGTAACTGAAATCTGGAGAAACTTTGGACCTACTAATGATCCTTCTATTACTAGCTTGGAATCAATGGTTCAAATTATGGGTAAAGATGCAGTTAAGCGTGCATTTGAGAATGGTGACTTGTCACGTTCTTTCTTGACTAAAATGGAAGCTGCTCACTTGACCAAAATTGCTGGTGACATTGAAACCTACTTGATGTGGGGACAAGGTGGACGTATTAAGCAAGATGGCCCAGATGATATGCGTCTATCTGTCGGTTTGTGGAAGCAGTTGGATAACAGCTTTAAGCGTATCTACAACAAGTCTAGCTTCTCTCTTGATTTGTTCAAGTCTGAGCTTTACAACTTCTACGCTGGTAAGGT